GGAGATATGTTTGTAGATCAGGGACTGAAGTTGAACAAAGATATTGCAAAGATTATAGAGGCACAGGAGAAAGGCATTAAGGTAGTACCCGAACCCCCGATTATAGATGTAGAGAAGTTATGGCTAAATGGTGATTACGATGCAATGATGGCAGATGTATCAGCCGTATTTATAGGCGAGTTCATGGAGCAGGGCATTGACGCTGCAAGAACTATATCAGGAATAGATGTAGCATTTGGAGTAGACAGCCCAGCCCTAATGGGTGCAAGTGAAACACTACTTGCAAACCTAACCGATCAGACCAGCCTAACAAGCAAGGTTGATTTACAGAGAATTATAACTAACGCTATTGAGAACAATACGACAGTTGACCAAATGACAAGAGATATAAAAAATTCTATAGGGCAGAAGTGGGGTAAGGATTATCCTAAGTACAGGGCAGAGCGTATTGCACGTACAGAGGCAAGCCAAGCATACGGTGAGGGTAGCCATGAATATTACAAAGCAGCAGGCATACCAAAGCACAGATGGCTTACCATGAATGATGATACAGTATCAGATGCCTGTTATGGCAATCAAGGAGATGGGGCAATCCCGATTAATGAAGCTTTCAGCTCAGGTGATTTGCACGAACCACAGCACGTTAATTGTAGATGTTCAGTAGTACCAGTGAGTGAGGAATAATTAAATTTAAGGAGATTTTATGAAAGTAAAAGAAAAGATATTGACACAATGGGATTTAGTTAAGGCTAGGTCTGATGAGTTGATGGCAATCAAAGAGCCTGAAACAATGACACAGGATTTTATTGATACGCTAGGGCATAAGTATTTGCTCAACAGTCTGGAAGTTGAAACTAAAGCTATCGGACACAGGGGTATTATAAAGGGCTTTGGCTCAACCTATGATGTAGACATGGGTGGAGATAGAATCATACCCGGTGCGTTCAGAGATGACCTGCCTAAGTTTGCCATAAACCCGATGATGTTATTTTCACATCAGATGAATATGATACTGGGCAAGTGGACAATGTTTGAGGAACAGGCACAGGGTCTATACATGGAGGGTGAGATAAACCTCAAGACACAGTTAGGCAAAGATACATATACCCTAATTGGTGATAATGACCTTAAAGGATTATCCATAGGCTACTCAATTCTAAAGCGTGCTTACGATGATGAGAATGAAATACTTGAACTGATGAAGCTAAGGTTATGGGAGGTCAGTGTTGTAGCCATACCCATGAATCAAAACTCATGGATTACAGCGACCAAGATATTTGGCGGTGCTGATGTGAAAGAAGTCGAGCAAGAAGATAAATTTGATATTGACAAAGTGCTACCCCATGAGGACTGGAAACAACTTGCTCTTGCAATGGCAAAGCTGTTAGGTGGCAGGGGTGGAGTTGACCTGTCAGGAGAAGTTAAGGAAGACGTCTTTGAACACCTAGAAGAACACTATGAAAAACTAGAAAAGAAAGTCCCTGAATTTAAGGGCGAGCTGGAAGATGTTGAGTTTAAAGATGTTGACTGGCAAGAGGATGAGAAGTTCATTATGGAGTGCGCAAATCTTGACGGGTCCCTACAGGCTTCAATGAATATATTAAAATACTTTTTAAAGAATGACCGAATACAATCGGTTGAATTAGATAGGATAAAAGAAGTACAGAAGTTGCTAGAGGAAATCAATCCTCAAGAGGTGGTAACCAATACTACTGAAAGCGACCCCAATGATAAAGAACTAGATGAGTTGCTGGCTATATGCAAAACTCTAAAGACAAGTATTGTTAGTGTCAAGAAGTTTGACATTAATGAGGTTGTGGTAGATGAGATTAAAAGTGCATTAAGCAAGGCAACAGGAAAGGTAATAAAATGAGTGAAGAAATAAAAGATACCTCTAAAATGGATGAGGTCAAAAAGGAAGTAGCCGAAGTTAAAGAGGCAGTTAAGTCTACCGAATTTAATCAGGCAGCAGTTGAGGAAGCAATTAAGAGAATAGTAGGTGAACAGGTTGAAAGTTTGAAAGCACCTGTTATTAATCACGCTGTACAAGCCACAGAAGATAAGGCTTTTGTACCAGACGGAAAGTACCGGGGTATGAAGAAAACAGAAGTTTGTTTTGGCAATATGATTATTGACTCAATGAACAGTGTAGCAAATCCGCAGAATCAGATAAAGAAGTCAGCCGATCTTGAGAAGGCAATCACAGCAATAGGTAGTGGCGCAGTTGATGAGTGGGTACCGACTGATATGCAGGCGCAGTTATGGGAAGATTGGACCAAGCGGTCTATAGTATCTGATAAGTTTCAGACAATAGATATGCCTTCTAACCCATTTCTTATTCCTACCCTGTTAGATGATACCACGATATATAGGCCTACAGTAGAAGCAGAAGCTCCTACAGCATCAGACCCTGAAAGTGGGCAGAGTACATTATCCGCTTGTAAATTAGCTGGTAAAAACCTGATGAGTTATGAAGCCGAAGAAGATGCAATATTCTCCGTACTAGGAATAGTCAGAGATAACTTTGCAAAGCAGTTGGCAGCAGCAGTTGATAGTGTAATCCTAAATGGAGACACTACTACAGGAACATCAAACATAAACTTGAGTGGTGGCTCAATACCATCTACCTCTAAGTTCCTATGCTTTGATGGACTACGTCATGCAGCCTTGATCGATAATAACGATATGGATGCTGACTTAGGTGCTTTGGCTATAGCAGATATAGCAACCTTACAGGCACTCATGGGTAAGTATGCAACTAGGCCAAGTGAAGTAGTTATGTTTGTAGACCCTTATACCTACTTTAAATTAACAGGACTTAGCGAAGTCTTAACGATTGATAAGTACGGTAATGATGCAACTGTAGTCAAGGGTGAACTTGCTAAGTTAATGGGATATCCTATTGTAGTTAGTGAGGAACTTCTCAAGACTAATGCAACTGGATGGGTCCCTAGTCCGGCAACTGGTGGTACGGTAGGACAGATTCTTATGGTCCACACACCATCATGGATGGCAGGCTGGAAGCGTAGAGTTATGATTGAAACCGATAGGAATATTGATGTTCAGCAGTATGAAATAGTTGCTAGTCTAAGGTATGCATTTATACCTAATGGCGATATAGATTCACAAGAACACGTAGCTCTAGGATTTAATATAACTGTATAGTTTGACAGGCTAGTAGATACGAAAAACGGAGGCTGTATATTATTTATTAAGTTTGGGGTAGTTTGACTCAGCCTCCTTCTACCCCAATTAAAATTATGTGTATTATATGCTACAAGCTAAAAGATAAAAGAGATGTCTTGCTTGACAATGATAAATGGTGTATCTATAAATCAGGGCTTGTAATATGGAAAGTCCATGAAGCTAAGATATGCGGTAACTGCCAGTTATGGATTCAGCTAAAGTGTAGGCAGTTCTTTGGTAAGAAGTGCAAGTATGATTATAAGTTTAGCAATCATTTTAATTTTAGAGTAGAGGCTGAGAATGAAAATACTATTAATTAACCCGCCGTTCTATAGATTCTTTGGAAGTCATTATAACGGTATGCATCTGGGACTGTCTTATCTGGCAAGCCAAAGTAAGCTAGATGGTGATGATCCTGTAATCTATAATGCAGATTTTGGGAACGGATTACTTACACAAGAACAGCTCTTTGAGAATAAGTCTAACTTTGATAATGATAATATATATCAGGAAATAGAGGACACTATTATCGACCAGGCACCTGACCTTGTAGGGGTAACAGTAACGACTCCTGTATATATGGTAGCAAAGCGGATAGAAAAGATTTGCCATAAGCTAGGAGTATCTTCAATCTTTGGCGGGCCACACGTTATCCTAAAGCGTGGATTCGGTACAAGCTTTGACACACAGCTTATAAACGAAATGAGGCTTACCCCTGATAGAGAGTGTTATCTGCAAGATGTAGATGTTGACCAGATCATCACAGCATTTGGTTGCCCGAATGATTGTATATTTTGTGCATCTAAAAGACTAAGACCTCGAATGATGTTACGGAGTGTACCCGATATTATAGCTGAGCTAAAGGGTATGAAGAAGCTTACGGATAATGTGCATTTTGTAGATGATACATTTACCGTAGTGAAGAATAGGACTATAGATATATGTAACCAGATGCCTGACCTGAAATGGATATGCGATACCAGGCTAGACAGGATTGATTTGCAACTGCTTAAAGTTATGAAGCAGTCAGGCTGTGAGCGTATAAAGGTAGGGGTTGAAAGTGGTGCTGATAGGATCTTAAAATCTATCGGTAAGAATATGACTGTTGATATAGTGCGTAGTAAAGTTGACCAGATTAAGAAAGCTGATATACCATTTACGGTATATTTAATGATAGGCTTTCCCGGTGAAGACGACAGCGATGTTCAGAGTACGATTGACTTAGCAAAAGAATTAGAAGCTGATTACTATTCACTTAGCGTGCTTACTCCTTATCCCGGAACAAGGCTATACGATGAGGGTGTAAAACTAAATGGACATAATCATCAGACTAAGAAGATGCTACTTACTGATAAAATATCGAGTGATATGCTGGATAAGTTTTTAAGAATTAATTTAGATTATGGCAAGGGGCTGAGATGATAAAGGTATTATTCTTTGAACAGGTTGATAGCGCATCAGGCTATTACAGGATTGGCATACCGCAGAATGAAATGGGCAAGCAAGGGTTATGCAATCCAAGAACATTATCAGGCTTGAAACAGATGTACGGACACGACCACAGGTTATTTCATAAGATGAATGAGTTGAGCTTAAAGGCAGCTGATGTGATCGTAGTACAGATGGCAGCTAGACTTGAAATGGAAATGTTTTTCAAGTGGGCAAACTTTACTCATGTACCTATCCTAATAGAGGTAGATGACTTAGTGGATAATCCGACAAGTTGGATAAACGATATTACAGGTAACAGGGCTGCTAATCATTGGCTCAACCGGGTTCACTTATGGAAGCAATCAGACGGCTTTATATGCAGTACCGAATATCTAAGTAAGCATTATGGGGATAAGTTTAATAAACCTGCATACACTTTTATAAATCAGCTGGACTTTGAGGATTACAGGTGGAATGTTGAAAAGGATAAACAGGAAAGAGTCGTTATCGGTTTCATGGGCAGTGCATCTCATGCGCCAGATTTGGGAATGATTAAAGAACCGATCAAACGGATATTAGATGAGTACGATGTAGAGTTTCATTTTGTAGGTGGTACATTTAGTGAGTTTGGTTTCAGCGATAGGATTAAGTTTTTCACTAACAAAAGCACTACAGACAAAGTTGAATTACAGGGTGAGTTTTTTAATAGTGAGGATTATCCTAAACACATGGCAAAGTGGGACATCGGAATTATCCCTTTATTAGATGAGCCATTTAACAAAGCTAAGAGTGATCTAAAGTTCTTAGAATATTCTAGGCTAAAGATACCATCTGTAGTTAGTAAGTTATCTACCTATAGAACAGTCTGTGATGGCTCTACGGGGCTGTTGGCAAGTAATAAGGAACAATGGTATAGGCAACTGGTTAAACTCATTGAGAGCGAAAAGCGAAGATTGGAAATAGGACAGGCAGCGTTTGAGTATGTCAGGGATTTGAGACAGATAAAACAACACGCTAAAAACTATGTGCGGATATTGGAAAAGGCGATTAAGCTAAAGGGTGCTAAAAGGCAACCCGGTAAATTATTAATAGTGAAAGCATAGGAGGCTGGCAAATGAGAATAGGATTTGCAACCCTACAAGATATAGTTTTCCAACAGAGTGTCGCATCTACCAGAATAAGGGTTGAGTATGTTATTAAGCATTTAGATGATTATGTTATAAGTTCAAAGTACCGAGACTTAAAAGATTGTGATGTAGTTGTATTACAGACTAGATATGAGAACTTTGAACTGGTTAAGAAGTTGAGCGATGCAGGGGTTAAGTTAATACTAGATGTTACAGACCCTCACTGGGATTTGAGATATGACCCATCGGGTACAGCTAGGAAACAGATAGAACGGATTATGCCTTATGTTGATGTGGTAACAGTACCTACAGAGAATTTGAAAACATCATTTCTAAAGTTCTCTGATAAAGTAGAAGTCATAGTCTGGCAAGATAGATTTGATTTAGAGATGCACGATAAAGTAAAAGTGCATAGTGATAAAAAAGAATATACTATTTGTTGGCATGGTTCTTATGGGAACAGAGTAGCAATAAGTCAGGCAAGGGAAGATTTAGAAAAGCTAGGCAAAGAGTTCAATATAAAATTACTGGCTGTTTACGATAGAGTAAAAGAGAACAAGTTAGAACCTTTTAAAAACTTGAGGATTGAAGCGGTAGAGTGGAGTAATAAAGAAACAATCTACGGTTTGCTTGATAGTGATATAAGTATCAATCCCACACGTACCTGTTGGAAGAATTATAAGTCTAACAACAAGACGGTTAAGTCATGGCTTTTAGGTGTTCCATGTGTAACTGAAAATACATACAAGGAGGCTAAGAAACTATTGTCATCTTTAGAGTACCGAATAAAAGAGTCCGACAGGTTGAGGAAGAAAGCGGTTAAAGAATATGATAGTAAAATATCAGCTAAAGAGTTGGTAGGTATTTGTAAGAAAATCAAAGCACCTAAGAAGATATATAAAAAGAAATCTATCGTAGTAGTTACTTCCATTGTAGGCGGTGATGATTGGCTAAGAGAAGATCAGTTCATTGATAAGGATTGCGACTATATAGCTTACACAGATAACAAAGTTAAATCTAATGTATGGGAGATAAGGGATATAGAACACAGAAAGTTTATAGAGTCCAGGTGGGAAGCTAAGATATACAAAGTCTTGATCCACCTCATTGATAATTATGATTACTCCTTATGGATAGACGGGACGATTGCAGTTAAGGCCTCAGTTACAGAAATGATTAAGAGGTTTCTAAAGACTAATGATATGGCCTTATTCAAACATTGTAAAAGGGATTGTATCTATGATGAGTACATAGCCGACATGGCACATAGCAGACACGACAATGCTGAACCAATGGCCATCAGAGAGCGTCAGAGGGAACGATACAAGGCAGATGGGGTTAAACCTAAATCAGGATTGTTTGAATGTGGAGTAATACTCCGAAAGCATACTGACAAGATTAAGAGGTTTAACAATGAATGGTGGAGTGAACTTACTACAGCGTCTCCATCAGACCAAGTACCATTCATGTATACTTTATTCAAGAACCCTGATGTTAAGGTAACCCCTATTACCCCGGGCGATATGTATGAAAGTGAGTGGGCAGAATATATACCTCATGGGAATAAAGTTGTGGACGGTGTCGTCAAACCTAATGTACCCGATGAGGTAATACCAGTAGAGATAAACCAGATTAAAGATGATGACGATGTATGGATCACTTATATAAAGTCCCATCCTTATACATATTCTAAGGTCGGGACATTCAGCCATAATGCTACTAAGAAAATGAAAGGTGTCCATGCTAAACACTTACTGAAAAGCCATCCTGATAAATTTATAGTATGCAAAGAACCATAAAAAAAGAATTAAAACTATTCAAACGATGTCATGGGTACGATTTAGATTTAGATAACCCTAAGACTTTTAATGAGAAGCTATGCCACAGTAAATTATTTAATCGTAACCCACTGATGACACAGACATCTGATAAGTACAGGGCAAGGCAATACATAAGGAGCAGGGTCCCTGATTGTGAAAAGCACTTAGTACCGATATATATTGTGTTTTATAACCCCGGTGCGATACGTGGAATAGCCTTACCAGACAAGTATGTGATGAAGCCTAATCATGGTTCTGGCTGGTGGATAGAAAAGAATGGGGACTATACAGTAAATGTGGACATGGTAAAGTACCAAGACCTTGATGAAAGTGTCTTAGAATCGATTGTGAGGGCATGGCTGGTAGAAGATTATAG